GTCTGTCGGTTATCAACCACCGTCTCGGTGTGTTCAAGGGCTTCTTGGACTGCCACAAAGATGGCTGGCTTAAGGCAGAGATTGCAGGGTTTACCAACACTCTGAGGTTCAAGCACTACAAGCCCTTGGTCAACCTTCCCGGTGTAGACAAACCTTGGGGTGCAGAAATTCGTGGTTGTCTCACTGCCCCAGAGGGGTTTGTGTTGTGTGGTGCTGATATGACCAGCCTTGAGGATACCACCAAGCGGCACTACATGCAGCCTCTGGACCCTGATTATGTTGCAGAGATGTCCCGTGAGGGCTTTGATCCACACCTTGACTTGGCTAAACATGCGGGAGCTATCACTCAGGCGGACATAGACAAGCACAACTTGGGCGAGATAAGTCTCAAGGCACTGCGTAAGAACTACAAGGTGGTGAACTACTCTGCTACCTACGGTGTAGGGGCTACTAAGCTCAGTCGCACCACAGGTCTGTCAGTCAAAGAGTCTAAGAAGCTGCTGGAAGCCTTCTGGGATCGCAACTGGGCTATCCCTAAGTTGGCGGACAGCATGTACCCGAGGGAAAAGAACGGTAAGAAGTGGCTCAAGAACCCTGTCAGTGGGTACTACCACAGTCTTCGTAGTGACAAGGACAAGTTCTCTACCCTCAACCAATCCACCGGGGTGTTCTGCTTCGATAATTGGGTAGCACTCTGTAGACGTAATGGTGTCCAGACTATCGGGCAGTTCCACGACGAAATCATTGCACTTGTAGCAGATGGGCGACAAGAGCAGACAAAGCTGCTGATGGAGAAAGCTATTGCAACTCTTAACGACAAGCTAAAACTCAACGTGCCATTGGGTGTAGATGCACAATTCGGCACAAACTACGCAGAAATCCACTAGCCCCCACTTTACTTTAGGCTCACTTAGGGCTTATATATAGGTACAGCCAGAATAAGGAGACCCGACTATGGCTAAGACAAAGAACATCACTGCGGAAGGTACTGTAGAGTACGCTCGCATCTTCTCTGACAACTTTGATGACAACATGGAATACCATGAAGCCACCCGTGGTCAGTACAACATGAACTTCTACCCTGACAATATCGAGGAGTTCATCAACCAAGGTTTCCCAGAAGCTAAGGGCCAATGGAAAACCATCAAGGAAGGCAACCCAAGCTACGGCTCTGGCAAGTATGTCAAGCTGAAGCGTCCAGTCTACAACCCAAACCTGCCCAATGAAGATGGTAGCAAGGGCGTAGAGATGGGTCCACCGAAGGTGCTTAACCGTACCACAGACCCTAATGGTGCCTCTGAGTGGTCATTCACTGAGGATGGTGCTTTGGGTAATGGCACCCGTGTCAAGGCGTTGGTAAAGGTCTACGAAGGCCGTGCAGTCATCGACACTCTTGAGAAGGTTGCTATTCTCGAACATGAGCCTTACGAGGTTGGTGTCAGCGGGGACAACTTCTGATGCAACTCAAAGTCACAGTCACCCGTGACCTTGAGGAAGATGGCGTCGATCAGGTTCTTACCCTAGAGCAGGACGACATCGGAGATTATGTCCAAGACAGTCTCCGCTTCTTCCTTGAGGCGATGCAAGCAATGGGCTTCAGTTACCTTGAAGCTCTGCAAGCTACCGCCGGAAGTGGTAACTCTTATTCGTCCGAGGACTTGTGAGACACATTTCCAAAACCTTCATTGACGGCGATATAGTTGCGTATCGCATGGCAGCATCAGCAGACTCTAGGGGTTACGACTTCCAGACTGCTGCTGCCAACGTCGATGGGATGATCGAAGACATCATCCATACTGCAATGGATTTTCCCGGCCCCGGATGTTTCAAGGTCTACTTGACGGGTCGGGGAAACTTCCGATACGATATTGCAAAAGCTGCGCCATATAAAGCCAACAGATCAGGCAAGCCAAAACCTGTTTTACTGCCGGAACTACGGCTGCATATGGAAGATAGGTGGAATGCAATCGTATCGGAAGGGGAAGAGGCAGACGACTTAATCTCAATGGCTGTTACACAGGAAGGCCCTACCTCTTGTGTAGCATCAATCGACAAGGACATGCTACAGTTGAACTGTTGGCATTACAACTTCGTTAAACGTCAGTGGAAGTTTGTCGAAGAGTTTGAGGGTCTGCACTTCTTCTACCAGCAAATCTTGATGGGCGATAATGCTGACAACATCAAGGGTATTGATGGCATAGGTCCACAGAGGGCCGAAGTCATTCTTAAAGGGTGCGAGAGCGAGCAAGACCTCTACGAACGCTGCCTAGAAGCCTACTATGGCGACCGGGATAGGGTAGTAGAGAACGGAAGACTTCTCTGGCTAAGGCGACAGCCAGAGGAACTATGGGAGCCGCCAGATGGCAAACGCTAGGTCTTCCAAGGCCAAGGGACGGCTAGGACAACAAGAAGTCCGAGATGCTATCCTTAAGACCTTTCCCCACTTAGAGCCTGATGATGTCAGGTCCACAGCTATGGGACAGAACGGGGAGGACATTCAGTTGTCCCCCCTAGCCCGTAAGAGTTTACCAATATCGGTAGAAGTCAAGAGACGAAAAGACTTCGCAACACTTTATAACTACGTTGACCAAGCCAAGCAGGACGGCAAGCATGAACCTGTAGTCTTCCTTCGGGGAGATAGAAAGCCTTGGTTGGCGGTTATCAGCATGGAGCATTACCTAGAGCTATGTCAGAAGAAATGATTTACTTCGTCTACGGACGAATGGATGAAGAATCCGCTGGCGGCTGGGTAGAACTCTGGGGTGGTAGTTATGGAGACTGTGTGGATTACGTCAATTCGCCACAAGCCCGTCTTGACATTGACATGGGGGTTTACATATCCCACGTTATTTTGGACGAGGATTACGTCGATGCGATTATGGAGGCGGCAGGAGCGGATGGACAAACAATACATTAGTAAGCTGCTAAGTCAGTACGGATTAAGACAGATTTTAGCAGACAGCAGTATTACCATTGTTGAGGCTCTAGAGGTTCTAGAGGAGCTTGGCTTTATCGACTTGGAGCAATATGGGGATGAGCATGGAGCAGATGATTAACATGGCGGTGTTGGTGGGCCTTATGTCCCCCTTCATTATCGTAGGTACTGGTGTGGTTTTAGGATTGACCATTGCTATCTCTAACCTTATGCTGGGTCTGGTGATTGGCCTTATGTCAATCTTTGGAGCAGAACAGGAAGACGAATGATTAAACACGTCACCAAGCAGGAGCTTGTGTCAGCCTTTACTAAGGCTATGGATCAAGTCTACGATCAAGAGCCAGACGTAGAGACGGCCATGCTACGACAAAGCCTTATTATGGAAGAGGCCAAAGAGGTCACACAAGAGCTACTACGGCCTGTCATCAACAAAGTAGCACTCACCAAAGAGTTAGCTGACCTGCTGTATGTAGTGCATGGAACAGCAGTAGCCTTTGGTCTGCCACTAGATGTAGCCTTCAACCGAGTGCATGACAGTAACATGTCTAAGCTGGGGCCTGATGGAAAACCTCTTTACAGGGACGATGGCAAAGTGCTAAAAGGCCCTAACTACCAACCACCAAAGCTGGATGATTTGTTCGATGAGTAATCAACTACCCACCCCCTACCAACAGTTTATTGCCAAGTCTCGCTATGCTCGTTGGCTTGAGTCTGAGAACCGTCGTGAAGATTGGTCTGAGACTGTAGACCGCTACATGGAGAATGTTGTAGGCCTGAGTGTCGGAGAAGAGGAAGCAAGCAAACTCTCCTCTGCTATCTTAGGTCTGGAAGTCATGCCGTCTATGCGTGCTATGATGACTGCTGGTCCTGCCTTGCACCGTGACAACACCTCTGGTTACAACTGTAGCTATCTCCCGGTAGACGATCCTAAGAGCTTCGATGAGGCTATGTTCATCCTGCTCTGTGGCACTGGTGTAGGCTTCTCTGTGGAGCGTCAGTACATCTCCAAGCTGCCAGAGGTTCCAGATACCCTGTTCGACAGCGAGACTACCGTAGTAGTCAAGGACAGCAAAGAGGGTTGGGCCAAGTCCCTGCGTCAGGTACTGTCACTGCTATGGGCTGGTGAAATCCCCAAGTGGGATACCTCTAAGGTACGTCCTGCTGGTGCTAGACTCAAGACCTTTGGTGGACGTGCCAGTGGTCCTGCACCTTTGATCGACCTGTTTAACTTCGCTGTTGCTATCTTCAAGAAGGCACAGGGCCGTAAGCTGACTTCCCTTGAGTGTCACGATTTGATGTGTAAGATTGGTCAGGTTGTAGTGGTAGGCGGTGTACGTCGCTCTGCTATGATTAGCCTGTCTAACCTGTCTGATGATCGTATGCGCAATGCTAAGTCTGGCAACTGGTGGGACAATGAAGGTCAACGTGCCTTGGCTAACAATTCTGTGGCTTACACTGAGAAGCCAGATGTAGAGTTGTTTATGAAGGAGTGGGCTTCCCTTATCGAGTCCAAGTCCGGTGAGCGTGGCATCTTCAACCGTGTGGCTTCTAAGGAGCAAGCAGCTAAGAATGGCCGTCGAGACCCAGAGTGGGAATTTGGCACCAATCCATGCTCAGAGATCATCTTGCGCCCGTATCAGTTCTGTAACCTCACAGAGGTTGTGGTACGAGCCACAGATAACATCGACACCCTCTCTGAGAAGGTACGTCTGGCTACGATCCTTGGCACCATCCAAGCCACCTACACTGAGTTCCCATACCTTCGTAAGGTCTGGAAGGACAACACAGAAGCAGAGCGTTTGCTTGGTGTTTCCCTCACGGGAATTATGGATAACCCTTTGATGACCAGTGAGAATGCTGGCTTGGAGAAGACCCTTGAACATCTACGAAGTGTCGCTGTTAGCACTAACGCAGAGTGGGCCGACCGTCTTGGTATCCCTCAGTCAGCAGCCATCACCTGTGTTAAACCGTCTGGGACGGTGTCTCAGTTGGTTGATTCTGCCAGCGGTATCCATGCTCGGCATTCTGAATACTACATCCGTACTGTAAGAGGCGACATCAAAGACCCTCTGACTGACTTTATGAAGGCCCAAGGTATCCCCTGTGAGCCTTGTGTGATGAAGCCAGACAGCACTGTAGTCTTCAGCTTCCCGGTACAGGCCCCTGATAACTGTGTTACTCGCAACGTAATGACAGCCGTAGAGCAGCTAGAGACTTGGTTGATGTACCAACGTCACTGGTGTGAGCATAAGCCTTCTGTGACCATCACAGTTCGTGATGAGGAATGGCTTGAGGTTGGTGCATTCGTCTATAAGTATTTTGACGAAATGTCTGGTGTGTCTTTCTTACCACACTCTGACCACACCTACCAGCAAGCTCCTTACCAAGAGTGTAGCCAAGAAGAGTACGAAGAACTTGCAGAAAAGATGCCAAAGTCTATTGACTGGTCTGGTCTAGCCCTGTACGAACTAGAGGATAATACTTCTGGAATGCAGACTATGGCTTGTTCAGCAGATAGCTGCGAGATTGTGGACATCACTTAATGATTAACGTAGTTCTAAAGCATCACTGTGGCAGTGATTTGACGACGGTAAACTCGGCTCGGGTCTCCTTTTCTAAGGAGTCCGACGCCCTTTCTGCCAAAGACGAAAAGCTGATCCACTACCTAGCAGAGCATGAGCATACGTCTCCCTTCGGTCATGCCTTTGTGACCTTCAAGGTAGATGCTCCTGTCTTTGTAGCCCGACAACTGGTCAAGCATAAGTTCCTACGTTGGAACGAGGTGAGCCGTAGGTACGTTGATGAAGAGCCTGACATCTACAGCCCTGACTTCTGGCGCACTCGACCAAACAACAAGAAGCAGGGTTCTGGTCAGGCTTTTGAGCGGGACCATCAGCAGTTCCTACAGCAGCAGTATGTAGAAATCATGGATCGTGTGCTGTATATGTATGAGTACATGACCGCCTATGGTGTAGCACCAGAGCAAGCTCGTATGATGCTACCACAGTCTATGATGACAAGCTGGTGGTGGTCTGGTAGCCTTGATGCCTTTGCTGATATGTGTAAGCTACGACTTGGACCTGACAGTCAGTCAGAGACCCGTGAGGTAGCAATACAGATTGCAGAGTATATGACTGACCTGTTTCCTATCTCTTGGAAAGCACTTATGGAGAACGACTAATGCCCTACACTATCATCACTCAGCCCAACTGTCCTGCCTGTCAGAACGCTAAGAAAGAGCTTACGCTTTCTGCTAAGACCTATCTAGAGGTGGACATTACCCGGTATGAGAACCAGTATATTAAGAACCTGATGAAGTGGTCGGGGCTTGACACAGTACCTCAGATATGGAACCATGAGGGAGATTATATAGGCGGCTATAAGGAGCTACAAGAGTATGACAAAGAACTACGCTAAGTTCGATAAAGAACGCTACGACAAGTTTGATGGCCAAGCCAAGGATGCTCTGGTAGACTACCTTGAGCAAGAGGGCCATCATATCAAGCGGGTAAAGGAAGACTACCTTGCTGATGTAGTATCAACTAAGGATGGGGAGACCTTCTACAGTGAAGCAGAGATTAAAACCGCTTGGAAAGAGAGTTGGCCAGCGGACTGGAAAGACCTCCGCATTCCGGGGCGGAAGGCACGGCTCCTACAGAAGCACGCAACGATCACGTTCTTCGTATTTCGTAGTGACGTGCAAGAGTGCTGGATCGTCCGAGGGAAGCAACTGACCTTAGACCAACTCAAAGAAGCATATGGCCCTAAGATTAGCAAGGGCGAAATGTTCTTTCATATTCCTGTTAAAGAAGCGAAGCTAATTCGACATGACGAAAACGGTTGGACGGAAGTCATCCAAGAAGAACCATCAGCCTCAACTACCAAAAAGACCACCACTGGAACCAAAGACGGAACGGCAAAAGCTGTACCTAAACGCACTAAAGACCAGTCCACAGACGATAGTGCTGGGACCAGCGGGGACGGGTAAGACCTACATAGCGGCCAGTTATGCCTCTCAGATGTATCTTGACAAGAGCATCGAAAAGATTGTCATCACTAGGCCGCATGTCTCTGTAGGCAAGGAGATAGGATTTCTCCCCGGCAACGTACTAGAGAAGGCTACCCCTTGGGCTATGCCAACTCTAGACGTTCTGGAACAGTGGATGGGGAAGGGTGTTGTCGAAACCTCGTTAAAGAACGGGAATATCGAGATAGCCCCCCTAGCCCTGATGAGGGGTCGTAGCTTTGAGGATAGCTTTATCATTGTAGATGAGGCTCAAAACATCACCACCCATGAGATTAAGATGTTGTTGACTCGGGTGGCAGAAGGGTCTAAGATCGTTCTTAATGGTGACGTTCAGCAGTCTGATCTGAAGGACGCCAATGGTCTAGCAAAGATCGTTGAGCTAAGTCAGAGATACGCTGTGAACGTACCAGTTATTGAGTTTACGATTGACGACGTAGTTAGGAGTGAAGTATGCAAGCAGTGGATTTCGATATTCATGCAGGAAAAAATCTAGACCTTGGCGATGATGTAGTAGTAAAACCTAGCCACTACACGCAGTACAAGATAGAACCTATTACATTTATCATGGAGAACAGGCTGTCCTTTGAGGTTGGGAATATGGTCAAGTACGCCTGTCGAGCAGGGCATAAGATGTACCCGGATCAGGACTACACTCAGTCCCGTATCACTGACCTACGCAAGGTCATGCGGTATGCAGAGATGGAAATTAACAGGTTAGAGGGTAAGGAAGTCTTATGAGGATCGTAGCCACACTTATTGGGTTGTTGTTTAGCACAGTTGCTGTAGCAGACCCAACAGAGAAAGCTATCGCAGATATTCGTGACATAGCTTCTATCATTGCAGCAGACTACAATAAGTGTGGTGTGGTCCAGATGGAAAAGGCCATCGACTACCTTGGGGCCATGTCCTCTATCGTCACCAGTGAGAACCCTGTAGTTTCTCCTAGTGACCTTGAGATGGCACAACTGATGTTCTTTGAAGAGGCATTCATCATAGCAGACAACTTTGCTAAGACGGAAGGCTGCGACAGGCTGAACCTCTTGATTGATGCCTTTAGGTATGGTATGAACTACAACAAAGATGTGTACGAGTTCTACACTGAGTTAGGAGTGTTATGAAGGCATACAAGCTAAAGAAGTTTACTAAGCTCGTAGAAGATGCTGATATGGTGTATGGCACAGTAAGCCTTAACGCTGCTGTGAGGGTGCCTGTCAGGGTTCGTAAGAAGACCCTGCTGAAGTACCTATCAGAGATTACCCCCGGCACTTGGTCTAATGAGCTTGTGATATACGCAGAAACAGGGACCAGCCCAAAGGGACATAAAACCTTGAAGCTGGTCTAGTCGTTCGCCGTTGATTTGTAGAAGACAGTAAGCAGGACCGGGGGGCAGTACCCCGCACCTCCACCAACTTCCTATGGGGGTGAACTAGGATCGACTGGTGCTAGATGCTACAATGAGGCAACCGAGTGGTTCCGTAAGAACCAACCTTGATAAGTGCTAACAACTATGTTGCACCTTCCCTCGCCGTAGCAGCGTAAGGGACGGGCCTCTGGGGGGCCTTGGAACAGAAGGGAGCTTCGGCTCCTACCCACTCTCCCATAAAAATAATAAGAGGAATATATGAAGAATCTCCTGATTGCCGTCTCTGTCATGGCTGCTGGTGCAGCAACCGCACAAGAGGCCCCGATGTCTGTAGGAAACACCTACGTCGAATTGGGTACTAACTTTGAAGAAGAGACTACCTTGACTGTTGGTACAGGGGTAGGCTCTGGTGCTTTGTCAGCCTATGGCGAGCTTTCTGGCTCTACTGATGGCAACTTTCAAGCACGGGCTTACACAGACGTAGAGTTTGGCAAGTTTGTCGTCACTCCCGGCCTTAACTACGGTTGGGGAGAAGACGGTGGAGACCTTGTAGGCTTTGGTGATAACAACGAATGGGGCGATGTCACAGGTGACCTTGAGGTCGCACTCAAGCCGGGTATCATTGGCGGTGAGTACGTCTTTGCCAATACTGGTGTAGGGGTCGATGGCTGGTCTCTAGAGTGGGATGGTGGCGAAGTAGGTGCTGGCTACAAGCTAGACCTTGCTGAGAATGTCTACCTAGATGGTCGTGTAAGCTGGGGCTATGATGACCAGTTTGAAAGCACTGAGCGTCGTATCACTGCTGGATTCGGCCTTAAGTTCTAGATACTCCAAAATCTAGGCATAAAAGAACCCCCGTAGGAATCAACCTGCGGGGGTTTTAGTTTGTCTGGACTAACCTTATTTCTTAGTTAGGAGTGTTTTGATTAGCCATCCTATCGGGTTAAAGATGGTCCTTAGTATCTCACCGGGAGATGGAAGTATCCAACCCAAGATCAACAGGCCAAGCATAACCCAATTCGTATTAGTGATGTTTATGATACCAGCTAGGGGTACTGCGTCTCCTGCTACCTCTGTGAGTATTTCTGTAGCCTGTTCAATCTGAGCGTTACCAGTAGCATCAGCCAAGAGCGTAGCGCCCTTTGTGGCTAAGCCTATTCCGGTACAGGCGGTCAGAGAGAACAGGACTACGAACAGGGCTGCAAGGATTCTAGTTGTTATCATAGGGCTGTCTCCGAAGAAGCTCTTGAAGGTGCAAGATCGTTGTCTTTGCTTCAGCTAAGGCTTCACGGAGTTCGCCAATTTCTCGGAGTAGTGATTCTTTCTGGTAGTTCAACTTCCCTACTTGTTCGGATAGGGTATCAATCTGGTCCTGCAATGTCCTACGGAACTCCGATCTACGTTCATGCTCTTGTTCGGTCCTCGCTTGAAAGAAGCGCCAGATACCAGCCGAAGATAGAAGTGCAACAATGATTGGCACCCCTACCATGCTCAAGAACTCAATGACCATCAGGTCTCTCCTTTAACTCGAAATGGGGGTAGTCCTTGAAGGTACGCCAGTCACCTCCCCAGACTATCGGAATGTCAAGTATGTCGGATGCCTCTTTCATAGCCTCTGCAATCGGCAGGAAGGCTTCTTTATCCCATGTCACAGGGATTGGTACTACATCAACTGCATGGCCTGTCAGATGCTTAGAGTTCATCGTCTGGCTCTTGCCTGTCTCGTAGTAGTATCTTTGTTCTTCTATTGTTCTCATGCCATCAGTGATCTCAAATGGAACCTCTGATAGAAGTCTAGCAAGGAAAACAACTTCATACAAATCTATATGAATTTCTGCTAAATGCTGCTCAGATCGCTTTGAGAAACCCCCACCGTGGGAAACAGACCCCCCATCGTGGGAAAGTGAGTCTGTCACCCAGAAGAGGCTGAAGAGGGCTACCCAGAAGGCTGCGACGAAAGTTACGAGGGTGGCACGGGCCATTCTACAGTCCTTGGGTCTGTGGTGTTAGCTGGTAGATCACGAAGCTGTTGACGATACACTGTCCAAGCTGCACTGTCAACTGGTGCGTCAGGTACTTGGGTCCAGTCACAGCCTTGTATAAGGAAGTTTCTGCTGTTGCGTAGAATAATCCAAGCCTTGCTAATTTCCTGTTGCTCAACTTCTGAGGCAGGCTTGGGTGTAGCTACCCCGTTTACGACTGTATGAGTGGCCTTATCCCAATGCCCTTCGATACAAGGTTGGTTAAGTGCAGCATCTTCAGCCGAGCCTGTAAAGATACCTATAATTTCGCCGGTATCTCCGTTGTACTTAGTGTAAGGATTTGTGTACATTACGCAAAGAACCTCCAAACTGTAACCGAAGCCTCGTAAGAGTCGTTGGTAATATTGTAGCCAGCCCAACCGACTTGCACAGTAAAACTGCCGCTTATATTAGCTTTACCGCCTACAAGTAAGTTCTTTGCAAAGATGACACTCCCAGCATTGGTTAAAGAAAAGTCGTCCACTAAAGACCCATCAATCCGAAGGGTTGCAGCAAGACCAGATGTGCTTGAGGATGACCCAAAGGCTTCTAGTTTAACCGATACCAAGACGTAAGCGTCTCCATTAGCAGAGGCACCAAAAGACTGACTAAACGTACCAAACGAAGAACCACTAGAGGCTGTCCAGAAGTTACCAGAGCCTACATAAGTTCCTTGAATCAGTTTACCAGAGGTAATAGTAGCATTGGCAATCTTGGCAGCATCTACTGCTAAGTTTTGAATATTAGCGTTTTGAATAACACCGTTATTAATCTGAGCAGTGTTAGTAATAATACCCGAAGTGTTTAGTAGACCCCCGGTAATAGTGTTCGCTACAATCTTATTACCTGTAATAGTATTACCAGCAATTTTATCCCCTGTAATCGTGCTACTAACAATATTACCAGCTTGAATAGTGTTAGCAGCAATTTCAGTGGAGGTAATACTGTTGTCAGTAATTTTAGTACCGTCAATAGAGTTTACTGCTATTTGAGCATTTGCAAGAGTTCCTGTGAGGTCTGAAAAGTCAACACTACCCGTAATAGAACCAACTACCTCTACCCACTGACTGCCATTCCATCTATACAGTCTACCGTCTGCTGTGTTAAACACTTGCTGACCTGTAGTGCCAGAGGCAGGAAGAGAAGATACATCCTCAATATAGTGTAAGCCTTGGTCCTCAAACAAAGACGCTACGTCGTCTACAAAAGCAGAAGAGCCTACGTCTTCAGATGTAGCAGAGGCTACAGAAGAAAATCCAGATGTATTGCCAGAGTAGTCTACAGACTTCAGCCAATAGTATCTAGTAGCACCAAGGCCAAGGTTTGTACGATAGTAGTGGTCTCCTGTAGAAGTGGCAATTTTTGTAGCAGCACCTGAGTTGTTTGAGGTATGCTCGTAAACCTCTACATGGCTAAAGTCTAGATCGGCGGGATTTGTCCACTCAACCCTAATAGCTTGGAACTCTCCTGTAGCAGAAATGCCAGAAGGCGCAGCAGGAGCAGTAGTGTCACCTCCTCCGGTAAAGTTAGCGGTAACAAAAGGCCCTTTAGACCCACTCTCAGTTACTGCCCTTACTCGGATAAGATACTGAACATTGTTTACAAAAGGACCGACTTCAATAGAAGTCTCCGGTGTAGTAGTAGAGTTGTAGTCGGCTTCAGAAGTCTGCCGCCACTCTACATCATAACGGGTGACAAAAGGATTTCCCGGCGCACCCCAACTAACAATAGCATTTGGTAAAAAACTGCCATCACCAAGAGTCTTTCCCGATCCAGAGATAGTTAAGCTGCTGATAGTCAGGTTAGCATTTGGGTTAGGTAAGTCTGTATTTCCAGACTCAAAAGCTGCATCAGCGTATTCGTCATATGCAGAGGTAGTAATAGCCCGAAGAACAAGGGTAACATCTAAGCCTTGATCGTCCCCTACTCCAAAAGACCAATGCACCACCTCAAATATCTCGTTGCTGTAGCCAAGACGACTGTTGGTAAGAGTAATAATGTCTCCCACCTCTAGCTGAAAAGCCCTAAGACCAAAAGCCCCTGTCAGGGTAGTCTGACTACGGTTACGCTCAAGGGCAATATTAGCAATCCTCTGAGCCTCGCCGGGAGTGTCAGTAAAGGGAAGAGGAAGGTCTAGAAGAGACTCTTGGTTACCATCTTCTGCGACTAAACTAGGGTCCGTAACAAGAGGGTAGTCAGTCGGTTGGTAGTTACTTGCTGGCCCTTTAAAGACGCCCCTAACGCCGTTAAAGTTATCTCTGCGAGAGTGTCTAGTCGAAACAGACAGAGGTGACCGAAGATCGTTCTCATCTAAGTTTAAGACTGGTGTAGTGTACTCTCCCGCCTTAAGTCTCCACTTTCCTTGTGCATACCATACAGTACCAGCACAGGTAGCTACAAACTGACCAAGAAGGTCTACAGGAACAGCGGAGGTCAACCAAGCACCGTTACAGGTGTACCTAGTGCTGCTGTCAGTAGTTACATTTTCTTCACAGACATCCGCAGCAGCCTCGATACGATCATCATCAATGTTTATCTCATCTTCACTTAGACCATAGCTGGTGTTGGTAAGGAAGTCTCTGATGATGAGGGCTGGGTTATCAGACCAAGCTATCGTGCTGTTTCTTGGGTCATATACCTTTTTGCCCTTAACAAGGGCTGTGACTACAGGAAGTCCGTTAGGATAAGCACTAACATCGTCTGCATTAGTCGGTAGGTCTGCCTTAAAGACGATTGCCAAGTGTGCAATACCACGGAGGGTGTGGGTGCTAGTCCATTTAGAGCTAAAGTTAGATAGGCTCTGCCCACCAAGACTGGAGGTATGCCCACCATCAATCTTACGAATCTTAACAAGCCCGCTGAACCTAGTAGAAGAGGAGCCAGAGATTAGATCACCCTTCTCATCCACCTCCTGCACTGTAGCCACGTTACCATCAGCCCCAAGGGACGTGACTTTGTAGTTATCAAGGAATATGTCCTCAAAGTCTTCAACCTCATGTCCAGCAAAGGCAATAATACGGCTAAGGTATTCGTTGTTAGTACCAGTGGCGTCGTCAAAGACAACTACACCACCGACTTTAGTCTTACCGTAGATGACTTGGTGATGTAAGGCAGACCCCTTGCTATTAACTGTGTAGCCACTGTACTTAGGCTCAGACACAGTAGCAGGGGTAAGGGAGCTTGTAGCAGATAGTTGGTTGGAGAGTTCTTTCTTTGCCAAGTAAGTTCCCGCAAATCCAAGAACAGCCCCCACTGTACCAAGTATTACGGCCCCCGGCGCACCAAACTTAGAGCCAGATACGGCTCCACTAATACCGCCTAGGACGCCAGAGAGAAGGCTCTGACCCATATCAGTCTCCTATATATTTAGAGTAGATGCGCTCAACTAAACTGAACTTTAGGAACTGCATCAGATTATCGAAAGGCTTGTGAACCTTCGTATTAATAGCCAAGACTGATACACCATCTTCCTTGAGACACTTTTCTGCGAACTGTATCAGCTTGATACCAGTACGACCTTTCCTGTAGTCAGGGTGCAGGAAGATAATGTCATTAGAAGCGAACAGGTGGTCCTTGTAATGCATATTGTATTGAATGATGACTACAAAGTACCCTACCAATAAGTCACCTTCTCTAGCTGTGAATATCTTTAATACACCAGCTTGCTCTAAGGTGTGGTAGGCGTCCCAGTCTGGGTTCAGCTTAATCTTGTCTTTGTTAAGGGCAATATCTTCCCAATGCTTTTGTATCAGGGGTCGGATGTCGTCCTCAACCGTAGCTAAGAACTCTTGTTGATACTTCATTCGGGCTTTGCCCCCCAAACAATTTTCTTGGTTTGCAGCCCTGAGATAAAGTCTAGTCCCTTGTCAGAGGAATACTGGCTTTTTTGATAGGCCGAGGTGTAACGATTAGCTGAAGGTCGTTCGAGAGCTACCAGCTTGTTCTCCACAGACAGAGTGATTGTAGTAGTATTTGGACCTTCATCAATGTTCATCTGATCCATATAACCAGAAAAAACCTCTTCAATATTGCTAGGTGTGTTTCCGTTCATAACGCCAAAGTATATCTTACACTTTCTTCCTTGGTAGGGAGTGCTAAGTGCCTTCTGAAAAAGGGTGCCGCTGTCGTTGTCAATACCATCGAGGGAAATAGTAGCCCCCCTAGCAGAAATATCTCCGGTCTCTTCCACAGTATCTATCAGCAATAAGTCTCCAAGACCTGTGTAGTTTTGACTGCCACTCTCAGAAGTAAGGCTACGAGTACCGATGCCATTCCAGAGATACACTTGATTAGGAGAGTCAAACAGAAGGTCCACAGCAAAGAACGGCTGAATAACATCAGCCGCCAATGCCGTAGTGATTGTCGAGTTTAGAGACCTGCTCATTTGATTCCTGCTTTAGCCGTTACTCGACCATAGACAGCCAATGCACCACCACCTACTGTGATACCCTGCATGATAAGGTCTACGATTTGTTGTTGAGAAGCTGCATCTAACTCAATGCCAAAACTAGCAAGTGCAGTAGAAGCAAGCATAAGCATTACCCCCCACACAGTTTTAGACATGAACCAACTCTTTTGATCTGTCATATTATTTTCCCTTAAGTTATTAAGTTAAATACCGGATAACAACAATACCGGAGCCGCCAGAGCCAGCCACTCCAGAGCTGTAAGCACCAGCACCGCCACCGCCACCTGTATTAGCTCCTCCATCACCACCGGCTGCGCTGGACGCATTGGCGGAGCTGGCTTCGCCGTCTTCACCAGCAGTTCTGCCATTAGTGTCACCATCACCATTTAGACTGGCAGAAGCAGCGGCACCACCACCGCCGCCGCCGCCAAGGCCGCCATCTCCGGCAGGGTTGCTTGTCTGACCACTCCATGTTGAGCCACCACCGCCACCGCCGTAATAGTAATCGGTTGATCTCCAGCCTGTGACTTGCACGCCGGGTCCGCCATCAGTGAAGTTAGTACCGTTGACTGTACCGCCATCACCATTAGCGCCAGCCCCGCCACCACCACCATTAAAATTTGTTCCTACACCAGCACCACCAATGTTGCCGCCGTATATTGTATATGATCCATCATTTTCGCTACTATATGAAGAAACTGAATGACCAGTCTGAGCTGCAGAACTTCCCACAGTTCCTTTTCCATCTGGACCACCACCCCCGTTACTTGCACCAGTATTAGTAGCACTCTGGTTTCGACCAGAACCACCAGCACCGGGTTTAGCTTCAATCGTGGTAAGAACACCTGACGCAGAAATTGAAGATGATCCACCACTCAATCCAGCATATTGTGAAGTAGTAGAGCCAGCGCCGCCAGAACCTACAGTCACTTGGATGCTGGTTGCGCCAGACGGCAGCGTGAGACCTGTGCCGATGATGACTTCACCACCACCGCCGCCACCGGCATTCGAACGTCCACCACCACCTCCGCCGCCAACGAGGAGGACATCAAATATACCGGCTCTGGTGACGGTTAGAGTGCCGGTGGAGGTAAACTCATGGTAAGTGTAGGCACCGTGTGTAAACGTGTTGTTACCACCAGAAGCTAAGAGGTTGCCCGACGCTTCTTCGTATCTAGCCTGATAGTATTCAGGAATAGAGAGAATACCAGAGGTCTTAAGGCTACCGGCAACTTCTGCTACAGGAGCAGCTTTAGGAAAAGATGCTGTAGGAACATCGTAATTGCTTCCTGTGTACCGAGCGACACCTTTGGTAACCCTAAAGTCTTCTAACTTACCGTCAAACAGGTAGGTAGTACTATAGTATCCGCCAATACTCAAGTAGTCATAACCACCA